CACGCGCAAAAGCTGATCCACTGCAAAAGGAATCTGCTTTAGATTCTCAGCGGATGTAGCCGAGCGATTGTTGTACAAGTGAGTGAGAAGCATGAGACCCGCTTGCTTGACTACAGGATACTGACCGATTACAGAGCCTTGTAAGGTGTACTGACAAAGCATTGGCGCGGTCATGTAGGTGTTGATGTTGTTGGGAACCTCGAAGAGAACAATCTTGTTCCCAGTGGGGTCGTAGTAATAGTTTGAGCTTGTGATTGTCGTTAAGACCGGAGGGTTCAAGTCATTGTAATACTTCACCCAGTTTATCGTCACGCCATTCTGCGAGACTTCGGGAAGATCAAGGCTTACAGGTGCAGCCATAAGCCCCGAAATCATGTAGGAAGCCTGATAGGTGACGTTAAAGACCGGGACACCTAAATAATCCTCAATCGCCATCCTTGTGGCGAGCTCCAACTGAGCAAGGTAATCGTCCTGTGACTCATCCTGAAATAAATTCAACTGGTTGGTGATTTCTTCGTAAGTAAGCCATTGAGTGACCGAATCTCGACCGCTCTGAATGACCTTTGAGTAGTTGAACGGGTTTCTGGAACCCGCTCCGAAGTTACCTTGCAGTTGGCTAGGCATGATTAAGTTCCAATGAGCCGAACGCCAGCAGTTACATCACGAACGGTTGAGACCATCCGCTTCTCAGCATATATCGTAATCGTTCCGGGTTGGGTCTGCTCCATTCTCTGAAGCGTCATTTCTGAATGATCGACGATCCACATAAACCGCGGCCAGTTTGCAAGATAAATCGGAGAAGCACCGGCAGCGGGAGCATCCAAATAAGGATTCGCAATAACCGGCCAGCCCATAATGTTTACCGCAGGGCCTTCGTCTTTCTCGCCAACCTCAACAAGCGCGTAGGAATTACCAGAGTGGGCATACTCTCGGAGAATTTGAATAGCCGTCGGGTGCATCATCCACGCAGTTCCCGGCATCCTCCAAAACTGACCGGGAAGAGCATTAGCAACATCTACAAGCGTTTCCCACTCAAGATTTGTATGCGTAAAGCCAACCGTGTTAAGCGTGTGAATGCCCGCTGTTATAGCCGTTCCTGACGTTCCGTAAGCAGCGGATGATCCAGCAGTACCAGCATACATCTTCAAGCCTCTAAGACCGTTTGTAGCGCCTGTGGAGGTCGTTGTTGAGCCTGCCTGATCGTTATTGATTGCCATAGAAGCAGCTTCGATCTGGCTAAATTCCATTGCAAGATCTTCGACAAGCGCAGCGTCTAATCCGTTGATGTCATCCATCGCCGCGGCACGAATTGGCATCTGGGCGGAAATAACACGCATCGGAAGCTGCCAAATACTGGTGGCGATGTTGGGTGAGCCTGAGTTCGCGTTGACTGTGTAGCCCCACGGGTTTGTGGAGTTCGCAGCGTTACCCACCTTAACGACAAACTGAATATCCGAGTCTGCCGTCATTGTCTGATTTGCATAAACCCGAAAAGGGTTCCAATAACGAAGCGATGCAAACACATCTTCGTTATAAACGCGACCACCAACCCCGCTGCCTGAGCCGGTTAGGGCTGAGGCTTCCGCGAGGTTGACAGTGCTTTTGCCCTCGTGGAGAGCCTTTTTCAAGCCTTCCAAAATAACCTGTTTCATAATCTCTCCAAAAGGGAGAGGGCTTGCGCCCTCTTTTATCAAGCAGCCGTACCGGTCGAACGATAACGCACACCAGCGTTAGGATCGCGCACCGAAGTGGCTGCACGAGTCTCGCCGTAGAACGTAATGCTTCCGGGTAAGGTTTGGTCGTAGCGACGGAGAACCATTGAGAGACGCATAACGATGGTGTGGAACTGCTGCCAGTCGCCGAAATACATCGGATAGTAAGACGTAGTTCCTGCTGCGCCGGTGGTGGGCTGGCTGGGGTTATCAAGGTACTTGTTGACTGCAACCTTGAAGCCGAGCAACTCACCAACGATGCCATCGGTGCGCGACAGACCGTCGATGTAGATCGGACGTTTCTGATCGTCCACGAGACCGCGGATGCCCTGAAGCAGGATCGGGTTGATCATGAACGCTGCACTGGGAGTCCAATACTGCTGTGGCAAACTGTAGATGAAGTTAACAACATCTTTATAAACGATATTGTTAGCTGCAACCGTGTTAGCGTTCGTGGTCAACTGGTCATAGGTAGCAAGCGAGTGCAGACCGTTGGTGGTTGCAGTTCCCGAAGTACCGAAAGCAGCCGTCGAGCAAGAGCCACCCGTGTAGGTGCTGTTAGCGCCAGCATACTGATCCAAACCGCGCAGACCATCAGCGCCGCCCGTCGTTACCGAGGTTCCGGTTCCCGACTGATCGTTATTCTGGATCATCGAGGTTGCCATTGCCTGCTGGAACTCCATCAGCATATCGTCAACAACGTTAGCCTCAAGGCCGTCGATGTCATCAAGCGCTGCCGTCCTGATTGGGAACTGAGCGTTCAAGTCCTTAAGGATCACTTGCCAAATGCTTGTGGCTTCAGTCGTGGGTGTGCCGTTGTTTTGAACGGTGTAGCCCCACTGAGCGCCTGCATTGCCGGTTTTGACTCTAAATTGATATGCAGAGCCGTCAGTTGCAACGATGCGCGACAGATCCATCAAGGGATTTCCGAGACGCTTTGCAGCAAACACGGGATCGTAAGCTGTGCGGCCACCAACGTCGTAACCCGAACCCGTAAGAGCCGAGGCTTCCTTGATGTACGCTTCGCACTGGTCAACCGATTCAAAGATCTTGACTTCGCGCTCGATGTTGTTACCGGCCTTAACGTACTCCTTAAGAACGTCCTTAAATCGACGATTTGCTTCGCCACGGACAGTCTTGTGAATAGGACGAATGATCGAAGGAGCGGCAACTTTTGCCTCTAAAGCGGCAATCTTTGCCTCTGTTTCAGTCTTAAGCGACTCGACAGCCTCAGCAACTTTTGCTTCAACAGCCTGAGCGGTTTCTGCCAATTTGGCAGCGCTAGATGCTTCGATTGCATCCAGTTTTTCGATTACTTTTTCCAACATTTTGAAATCTCCTAACGGGTTGAAATAGCTTTCAGCAACTCGCGGTATTCGAGCGCTTTCAGCAACTCCGCCGCATCAGACTCACTCTGAGTGGCAGTTTGTTGATCGCCCACAGCATCACGCTGTTCCAAAATGGCTTTCAACACACCGGACGCGGCGGTCGCATCCCGGCGAGATAGCCCTGCATCACGCAAAGCCTTCTCAATCGTTCTCGGATTGGGTTTTGTACCCATCCAATACTCAAGTCTACTGATCTCAGCCTTCGGATTATTAGGCTGCATCACGATAGAAACCTCGGCCAGACCACCTTTGACGATCTGAAAGAACATGTCGGGATCGTCTGTAGGCTCGCCGTTTTCATCCACCATTTGATACTCATCTGCGTAAGCACCGACAGAAACGCCACCAACCATCCGGGGCGATTCCTTCATGATCGTATAAAGATCAGACCCGGAAGTGGTGTTCAGGAAGATCTTTCCTGTGCCGGTCATACCTTCGTCCGTAATATCGAATTTCGACCACTCACCGACAGGCATCATGTCTGAGGAGTGTTGAAAATACATCGGAAGCGGCCTTCCTGCTTCCATCCACATCTCGTGCCACGCCTCAAAAGCCTCTGGCGTATAAAAGAACCGTCGACCGTCTGCGCCTTCTCTCGCGCCCCACGTCGTAAGGGTGGCTTCGATTTCACCCGTGGGCTCGCCCGTTGCCTCGTCAGCTTTGCGGCCTAATTCGACCTTAGCTTCGTAAAAAAACGTCACGTTTTTCATGCGAACCTCACATAAATCTAAATGAACTGGAACTACTCTGTAAAATCCTTTGCGCGGAATGCAAAAGCGCATCATCTGAATTTATTGGGGCTAAACCCATTTCTTGTATGACATAAGGAGGCGATTGATACCACTTAACAATTGATTCTTTAGTTCCCTTTGGTCTTTCTTTTGCTCTTTCTAAACACACTTCAATTCCGGGATCAATTAAAATAAATTCCACATTTTGGTCACGATACAAATGAATATGTTCTTGTTTTGGATTTGTGTGGATAATATATGCGTCAAATTTTACGCCTTGCATCACTTTTCGTATAGCGGCATCACGCACAGCAAAAGCCACTTCTCTTATGTCGCCTGTTGATTTATGGCTTACAGATGACCCTAAAGCCTTTGCAAGAGCATCAAAATCAACAACTACATCGTCCGGCGCTTTTACTTTTTTAATATAGGTAGACTTGCCGGAGCAAGAAGCCCCAATAACTACCCTAATTTTTCCCATATCTTTTCTTTTGTTTGTTGCATTCCGTCTACCAACTTAGGCTTTGGCTTCCTTTTATCCGCCGCGGCCTTGAGTTTCTCTAATAGATCCTTAAGCATTTCCGGCTCTGCCTGTCCTATTGACCACCTTAAGGTTTCCACCACCGCCTGTATCTTGTGGAGAACTGCCGGGAATAGGGCTATCGCCACCAGCGGCAAGCAGCAGATCATCAGCACCATCGAGAGAGTCAAGTCCCAGATATTCACGCGCCTCATTCTGCGTAAGAATCCCATTCTTGACCCCTGCAACGACGTAGTTCATCTGATCCAGCGGAGCGCCCTTTAGGAAGTCTTGCGTTTGAAACTGAACGTGTAAATTCGGATAGCCCTTTAATAACGACAATTTTAACCGCTGCTCAACGTTCGTGATAAACGGCATCATTGTGCTCTTGTAGAACTCATCTAGCATCGTTTGGGTATTGTTGTACTTCGACTCGCCGACTCCGATCATCGCAGGAGGCACACCAAACAATCCACAGATACGCGTCATCGTTTGTTTCTTAAGCTCTCTTGCATCCACATCCTGAAGCGTGAGAGGCTTGATGGCTTCGTAAGTCATGCCCTGATCTAACAACATAGACTGCCCCGGCTTACTCTGATCCGAGGGCTGGCTGTTCAGCATGTTCGTCCACGCTTCTTTAAGACGGGATGCAATCTCTTTAAACTTTGAGTCAGGGATGACTTGCTCAGTACGGAACAAACCCGAGGGTTTTGCACCGTTCAACATAATAAAGTTGGAATAGAGGTCGATGTCCTGATCTAAGGAGACCAACTCGACAGCTTGCAAGCGGTTAAACGAACTGGAACCCTGCCACGGCTCAGACTTCGTGTGCATCACCTGAAAATACTTAAGCGGCTCGTCTTTATTGAAGCCGTAAGACGAGCTGGTAAGCGTGTAAAACGGATAACGAGTCTCTGAGATCCTCGGCACGATGAGCGTCGAGTCTAAGACGTACATCTCGAGCGGAATCTGTGTCGGTTCCTGTGCGTCTTTCCTCCAGAGTAATACGAAAGTCTCACCGGCCAGCTCATGCCACATCGTGAACTGATACCAAAACTCGTATTGACTCTGGAAGTTGTTAGGATTCGCAAGAAGGTTAAGAACGCTTGCAGCTCGGCTCTTTTCACGCTCAGGAACGCTCGGATCGGTCTGTGTGTCCACAAACGTGCCATCAGGCTGTTTAGACATGATCTTGACGGGCAATTGAGCAAGAGAACGTGCTTTTGCCCCTACGCAAGCCATAACCGTCGAGTTTCTAGCAAGTGTCGTTATATCGACAGTTCGCCCTGCTTCGTTAACCGCAGAGGTCGTTACGTAAAGTAATTGGTTAGATCCGTAGCCCTGCCCCTTACCGCGGAGCATGACGTTGTTGCCTAAAACAGTGTTGCCAAAGAGTGAATTCGACTCTTTTTTGTCTGTTTTACGCTTGAATACGTCGAATAAGCCCATTTTTACCCCTAAAAGACTCTGAATCCGTACGATTCAGACGGCATCGGGTTGTCCAGACTACAGTGCATCGCAATAATCAAGGCAATAATCCCGTCGACCTTAGCGTGACGATCCACACCGGCTTTCTTGACTTTGATGTTGCCTTGAACGTCTGTAAACACTTCGCAATTGCCCAGTTGATGTCCTAAAAATGGGTTTCCGTCGTGTCTGATTTTGTGGCTTAGAATGAGTCGCTCGACATGCTTCGACGGGTTAGAAAGCACCGCCATTCCTTGACCGACTTTCTTAACTGGCATTCCGACTTCGTACAGCCTTGCTACTAGAGCGGCAGCATTATAAGCGTCGTAGCCTACCTCTTTTATGTCGTATTTCTGGCTTTGCCCAATAATATACGCCGAAATCTCTCTATCGTCCATCACGTTACCTTCCGTGATGTGCAAGATCCCCGAATTGATCGCTTGTCTGAAAATATCTTGATAATGAGTCGGCAATAACTCAAAGCCATCTTCGGGAAGAAAAAACTTCCACTCGGCTTCGTAATCATCCTCGGCAAATCGTTTTAACGTACATACAGCGTTTAGATCTCGTGTTGCCGCTAGGTCAAAACCTATAAATACTGCTTCGGGTTCTCTTTCTGTCAGCCCTACGGATTCATCCCAATGTGTGCGGTCAACCCACGCGGTTTCGGCCGAAACATAAACGTTAAGCGTTTTGCAGAGAAACTCGTTGAGTGCAGCGGGCTTAATCTTCGCCTCTTCGCATCGAGCAACAATTGCATCGTGCGAGACCGAGATATTGTGCATCGGGTTAGCTTTAGCCCATACCTTTTCGTCTCTCCAATCATCACCGGCATCGAGAGAGTAAAGAAGGCCAAACCATCGCGGGTTATCAGGAACATCCTGATGGAGGATATGCTCCATCACCTGAAAATCCTCAAAGAACTTTGTGTCTCTTGTAAAGCTCGCAGTGGTTATGTATAGCCGAAGAGGATTAAGTCGAGATACCATCCCCGAATGCAAGACCTCAATCGCATTCCTGTCGACAATCTGGCTCGCCTCGTCAATGATCGCGCAAGAAGGGTTGAGCCCGTCTCCAGTCTTTTTAGTGTCTCTGGAGAGAGCTTTCATCATGCTCTGGCTGTCGCCGTTCTTCGTGATCGTAAACTTGCCGGGAACAAACAAACCGGAGAGTTCTTTCGGCATTGTCTCAACGAAGCCCTTAGCCGTCGTGAAAACAATTGAGGCCTGATCTCTGTTAGTAGCGAGCGTGTAAACCTCGGCTCCAGCTTCGCCAAAGCCTAGTTCATAAAGTGCGATCAGCGCCGTTAATGTCGATTTACCAGCCTTGCGCGGGATGTAGACAATGACATCTTGCACCATTCGCTTTTGCCTGTCTTTTTTACTCCTGAATCCGTAGATGGCACAGATAATAAGAATCTGGAAAGGTTCTAACGTGACGGGATGTCCAGCCCATTGACCTTTTACATGCTTGCAAAGTGCGGTGAACTGTAGAAAGTGATTCACGGGACCGGGATCAAAAACCCATTCCCATTCCTTGTTTTCCAAATGATTTAGGAAACGCTGGCAGGCAAGACGCACATTCCTACACGCGTCAATATCACCCTTTACTACGCTGACAGCGTACTCAATCCCATCTTCTAGTTTCATGTTCCGAACTTAGGCCCTTTCAGGAAATCGTTTATTTTCGTGTTGTCATCGAGCTTATTAGCCGCCAACCTAGACTTTGGTGTTAGTCCTAACTC